CCGCGACCGATCGTCAAAGCGCGCGATATCCGCAAGATCCGCTTCGTATTCCGCTTCATAGTCGGCGAAATCCATGCCTTTCTGACGACGCCACCGGACAATCAGCCCCTTGAGCATCAAATCTTCATCAATCAGTGAAGTGTCGGTGTCTGCGGCCCAAGCATCGGTCCCGTTGGAACACCAAGCCTTCGATTGCGTCTGAACGGTCACGAATGCCCCGTCCGTCAAATATGGCCATAGGGTGACGTTACGCCCTTCAAGCAGGAAGTAGCGGGGAGAACCCACAACAGGCACCAGTGCGCCCCATTCAGCGCGCGTAAGGGGCCGAACAACCGCCGTGGAGAACGTCACCGCGATTCCGCTACTGATCCGTGAAAAATAAACGCCCAAATCGGTGACAGCGTTTGAGCCGTCGCCTGTAATTGTCTGCGTTTCGTGCAGCGCGCCGAAATCAACCCGTCGGGCCAGTTCTTCGCCTGCTAGATTGCTGAATTCAATAACCTCGGCCATTTCGCGGCGGGGCGAGCCAAACACCTGATCGGTTTCCTCAAGCCCTACGTTTCTTGCAAGGTTATTCGCGAGCGTCAAAAGCGTCATGGCGTTACCCCTGCGACACGGACACGCGCCCGTGAATATCTGGCTTTCGCGTCGTCGGCTTTCGCCGTTTCGATTGCGTCATCCATCATGAATTTACTTGCCTGCGCCAATTCCGCATCGCGTGCGTACTTCGCGGCCTCGAACCCAACTGCGTATAGATAAACATCAGGATATCGGGCCAACAGCCAGTTCGTAGTCGTCAGGGTCGCGGAAAGCGGGGGCAATGTGGCGTAATATGAAGCGATTACATCGCCGGAAATTTCAGGGGCAACAATTTGCGCGCCCTCAATCGAATAATAGCTGCCGCCCGACCGGACCCGGCCAGATGATTGCTGAACATATTCAGCGCCGCCCACCGTGAACACGCCGATCATTTCGGCAAAGTCTGCGGGCAGATCAACGGCCCCGCCTGCAATCGTGAGCGTTGAAGTCGTGACTTGTTCGCGCATCCGCAGCGTGCGGTTCAGGCGCGATTCAGCAAGAGCAACGAAGCGGGGAAACACGTCCGCAATGTCGGGGCGCTGCACATGCTCGATGACAGCCGTCCGCAGGTCCAGATAGTCACGAAACGCGCCAGTGCCGGGCAGGTCATCCGGAACAATCGCCTGCGGTACGACAACAACCATTTAGACGCTCCCTGACTTGGTGCGCCATGCGCTGTTATCGCTGTTGTTCAGCCAGTTCGACAGATACTTTTCGTCGCCCTGCATTGAGGCGGGGGCAAGCTGTTCGTGGTACAGGTTCAACGGCACGGATGCGATATGGTGATAATCGCCCTTCCAGTTGTCTTGCGACAAGTTCCGCTGCGCCGTGTTGATGTCGATCGTCGGCTGCACCGGGTAATCCGTCCGGAACGTCGTGCTGCCGTCGTCGTTGTGCAAGGCCCAGACCTGACGGCCAGATTGAACGTCATAATCGAACAGGGACCAATCGCCGTCTTTGATCTTCATGTTACTTGCCTTTCACGCGCGAAAGGGTGCCGCTCTCGACGCCATCCATCGCTTCTTCTGCTGTCAGGTTCACTTCCTTACCGGCTGGCTGGCGTTCGCCTGCATCATCCCAGTAATCCCGCAGAATCACGCACTTGATTTTCTTTTCAGCCATGTCCGGCCTCCTTGGATAAGAGAAAGGCGGGGCCGTTAAGCCCCGCCAATTTTATTAGGTCGAGGCCGTCAGACCGAATACGTCAGCAACAACGCCAAGGCCTTTTTCGTTCTTGGTCTTCAACGCGCCTTCGCCGATCAGCATGAACTTTTTCGCATCGCCGGTCTTGGCGACTTCCTTGTCCTCTTTGATCTTACGCAGCCAGCCGAACTGAACATATTCGGGGTCAACCAAGAACACGTTGCGGGCCAAGGCCGCAGATCCAGCCATGACGCGGTTCGGGTGGATCATCACCTTGCCAAACGGGCCTTCATAGATGTCAGCAGTGGCAACGATGCTGTTGTTCTTGCCGCTTGAAGCCGCGTAGCGGAATTGCGCCACGTTGGCGTCAGACATGAACGTGACGAACACCGACTTGACGTAGGGCGACGTGAACACATGCTTGAAGTTTGCACCGGACTGATAGCCCTGCTGCATGACGGCATCGAGTTGCGCCTTGGTGAAGGCCCGCAGCGTGCCGTTCGTGGGCGCTACGGTCAGGCCCGTGCCTGAGTTGTAGCCACCATTCGCACCGGTAGCGCCCCGGCTTACGTTGGTCTTGATCCAAGTCGGCAAAGAGCCGCTTTCACGGGTCGCGCCGCCGACAGATGCGTTTGTGTCAACGATGCTGAATTCAACATCCTTGCGCAGTTCAACGCCCTTTTTCAGCTTCTGCTCTTTGACCTTGGTAGCGCGGCCAGCTTCGTCGGTGACGTTCTGCGTTTCAGAGATAACGCCGGACTTACGCATGATCTGCGTGTAGTTGCCCAGACGGTCAGGCGACACGGTGGCGTCAAAGCTGTATTCGTCGCCTTCGAGAACGATGTTCGCGGCAGGCGCGGCCAGTTCTTCGGTTGTCCATTCGGGGTGCGTGGTATCAAAAGACACCTTTTCGACCATCGAATAGATCGGCGTATCTTCGGGCGTGATGCGCGAAACTACGTCGGCCAGTTCTTCACGGTTGCCAGCGGCGCTCGTGCTTTGGAATGTGTTTGTTGCGATAGCCATTTTCTAGGCTCCTTGATGAGAGGGGGTTAATCGAAATCAATCGACAGGGCGTCTTTCAACGATCCTGACCGGCTGAGTTTGCGCATTGCCTCTGCATTACCGTTTGCCTTGCGTGCGCCCTGCCCCGGCTTGCGGGGTGTTGCGGGGGGTGCTTTGGCAACCTTGGCTTTCGCTTTGGTCGTGGCCTTTTCGGCGTCCATGCCCTTTTTCGCCCAATGCGCGAGCGCAAAGATGCGGGGGTCAGATACCGAACCAAGATCCTCGTCGGAAAAGCCAATTTCGTTCGCCACGGCCTGAACATTGCCAAAGAACTGCTTGCGGCTTTCACCACCGGCTGCCTCTGGGAACATTTCAATCAACCGCTGGTTTGCCTCTTGAAGCTGCTGCTTCGTGCTGGCGTCAGACATTCCGGAACTGATTTCCTTGGGCGTTTCGCCCAGTTCGATCAGCTTCTGCACCTGGCCCATGGCCGCTTCGTGTTGGGCCTTCATCGCCGTGTATCGGTTCGGGTCTGAATACGCCAATGATGCGTCTGGGGCTTCGGGAACAAGTCCTGAAATGTGGTCTACGAAAACTTCGGTAATGCGCTGCATACGCTGCACATCCGCTTCGACAGTCTTTCGCGCGTTTGCGACTTCCTGCGTCTTGCGGGTGTAGTCATTCTGGCGAAAATAGCCCTTTTTCAACTCGTCGAGTGAAACGGTGCTGCCGTCGTCTAGCTTGACGGTAACGTCTTCGGGTTCTTCGTCGTCCTGACCTTCGGCCTCTTGGTCCTCGGCTTCGTCTGCCTCGTCCTCATCCGGCTCATCATCGGTCGCCTCTGGATCTTCGACTTCTTCGGTATCCTCATCGGGATCGAAATAGTCGTATTCATCGGCGTTGTCGTCTTCTGAGAGATTGACGTTATCGGTTGCGTCCTCATCAAGAGGCGCATTATCGGGTTCGTCGGTCATAGTGGGGTTGCCTCGTCGGCTGCTCGTGTCCGCCCTGCTTATGCGGGTGCGGCTTCGGGGGCGTTATCGCTTTCGCGGTCGCCGGGAAGGTGGTAAGATTTGGAATTCAGGGAAAGGAACGTAATATGGAGTCTTGGAGAGAACGCCACGCTAAATACAACGCCGCCCGGGCCGCGTTTAAGGCGCGATATGGATTTAGCGCCCGCATCATCAACGCCCTACTGAACATGGGCGTGACGGCTGATTCAGATCTGAAATCTTGGGTTGCCGCGAATTCTCACCGCTTGCATGAAATATCTAATCTAGGCGAAAAGAGCATCCGCGAACTTTACGATGCTGTCGGTATTAAGCAGACCAGCGCGCCACGTTCAAAAATGGCAACTATAAAGCATGAGGTCGCGGATTGGAGCGCAGGCCGCAAGGCCGCAGAGGATTGTATGGCCGCAATTGAAAAAGCGCTGCTATCTTGAACTAAGCCGGCGCGGCTTTAGGCTCTCGGGTGCTACGAAGGCAGGCCTCGCAGTCGGAGCGCAAAGTTCGGATCGCCTGAACCCGCATAGCGGATCTGGCGCGTGTCTCGTCGTCGGGCGCGAAAATCATCGCCTCGACTGAATTCTTTTCGATGCTGTCGAACAGTTCGCCGAATAGGGCGTTGGATAATAGCTGCTCGGCAAGGCTTGCGCGTTCTTTTGGTGTCATTGCGGAATGCTTTCTAGTGGCTCGCTGCCTGCCGGGACCAATGCCATGCGATAGATCGACATAACCCAACCCTCCCGCAATCGACGCTTCCATTCGCGGCGCAGATAAGCCCGTTTCTTGCCCGTGGCTCTCCGCAACTGTGAACGTGTCATTGGATCACCGCAAGCAAACCGCCAGCCTCTGCGAAAACTTCGGCAGTGTTTGTGTCTGTTTTCGCGCGAACGCGCCAATCGTGGTTTTTTGGGACGATCAGCACCGGGTCAAAGTTTATTGTTCGGCCAGTCTGGTTCGGGATTAGAACAATCTCACGGCCCATCGGTCGCCATGCGCCACCGTTTGCAACGTCGCGGGCTTCCATGCGCACGGTCACAAAGCCCGCCGAACTGCCCGCATCACCAATCCCTGCCGAGAAATACTTGATAAACCAGTAATCTCCGGCTGAAATTGTGGTCGATGCCTTTTCGCTCTGCGTTTCCCCGGCGCTAATAAGCATCTTCGTCGCCGCGTCTGTATTTGGCACCCCGGCTGAAATCCCGTCCGTATCGTCATAGATAGATACCGTGCCGTCCAATGGGACCGGCTCGCTATCGAATGCGCCAGTAGGCTGCACGTTCGCCCGTGTCGCCCGCGCCAAGGGCGTTGTCAGTGTGACTTTGGTCTGCCCGTTCAGTGCCACTTCTTGCGCCGTGAATGTCAGGTTGCCGCTGCCGTCGATCGTGTGGCCTTCAACGCGGACTGTCTGCGTTGTGTCGCTTGCGCTTGACGATGAAACGCTGTCGATCAGGTTGGCTGAAACGAAAGTCTCATTGGCTACCGTACCCTGAAATTCTGCAACAGTTTCATAGGCGTTTCCGACAGTAAGGTTTCGCCCGAATTTATTCAGGTTTTTACCCTTGGCCGCAACGCTTACCGTGTCGCCGTAGGTGCTGAGAACAACCGCTTCCGCTTGCTTAACACTCACGTCAATATCCAATTCATCCAAGGCGCGGCGCAGTTGCCGGGTGAACAATTCCCCGCGCCATTCCGTGATTTCAGTGTAGGGCATTTAACTTGCCGCTTCTTCGCCGGTCATGGCCGCAGCCTGCGCCTTCCAGATTTCATCCTGGCGCTTGCCCGCAGCGTCTTCGCGCTTGAATTGCAGATCCGCCATGAACTTCTCACGCTCAAACGCCAGCTTGCGATCCAGCAATGCGGCATCGCTTGCCAACTTGTCGGCCTGCTTTTGCTGCTCTGCTGCGATTTCCGCTTGCTTGACCTGTAGGTCAGCCTGCATCTGCGCCTGTTCCCGTGCCGTGTTGGTCTGCATTTTCTTATCTTCAAGCTGCATCATTGCTTCCATCTTCACCTGCTCTGGTGATTTCTGGTTCTTCTGCGCCTCAAGACGTGCCTGCACTTCTTCGGGGTTCGGTTCGGTGACGTACAAGCTGGGCGTTTTCAAGCCCGCGCTCTCAAGCAATTTCGCCGATGAATTATAGAGGTTGTCCGGCTTGACATATGGGTTGTCCGGTCCAAACGCCTGCAAGAACTTTTCCTGCATCCCCATAACAACCTGCATCATCTGCATGTCACGCTCGCGCGTACCGGCCCCAAGGCCCGTGTTTACCGTGCAATCCATTTCCGCGTTCCATTGGCGCGGGTCCATCTGCACCCACTTGCCACTCAGGCGCACGGTGCGCGGGACGTCTTGATGCCGGATCGACAACCGCAACATTCCGCGAAAAAACTTGCGCAGAGAGTTTGCGACGTTCTTGACCATCATTTCGGTCTGCCCGATGCCCGCCTGCTCAATCATGGCCGACGCCTTGGCCGTCATGTTCTGCAAGGCGTCAGGCGCAAGCCCCGCCGAGGCATCAGAAACGCCCGTGCGGTCCTGCGCTTCGGTATCAAGGTATTCCATCATCCCGAAGCTGTCGCGCGCAACGAATGGCACTTGGTTGAACCCCAGAGCGGCCCGCACGTCTACACCTTGGCGCACTTCGATCGGAAGGCCAAACTCAGGGTTCAGGACCGCATCCCAATTTTCAATCGCGGCGCGCTGCCCGATCGGCTGTGGGTTGTTCTGCCAGTAGATGTTATCCAGCGTCTGCCGCAAAAGAACCGTTTTGCCGCGCTGAATGTCCATCAGATCATCGGCTAGGGAAATGCCTTCCCATTGGTGCGGCTGCCGCATCACGCAGACGTCACAGAACTGCACCTCGTCAACCTCGTCGTCTTCGAGCAGGTTCTTTTCGGATAGCCCGCCCGCGAATGTCATGTGGCGCAATTCGGCAATGCCGTCGCCATCCATATCGACGCGGACATAAATATCATAGAAGTCGATCGGGTCGTTTGCCCGCTGCGCTTCGCCGCTGTCGGTCACGTCGTCCCGGCGCGCGTCCCGTTCGTCTTCGTCATCTGTCGCCAGGGCCAGACCGTCAACGACCGTGCGGTCATAGCCCATCGAAATCAGGTCGGACCGCGTGACCGTTGTTTTCTCGCCGGTCAAAAGGCTGTCATCCAGTGAAACCGCATCGGGGTGGATCAGAAACCGCTCACGAGGCACCGCAGCGCATCGGATTTCCTTTTCCGTGAATGTCCGGCGGATCTTGATATCGTAAAACGTGACCGGGACAACCTCGCCTTCGGCCTCTACGTCTTCGACATATTCGCTTTGCTCAAGAACCTGCACCTCGTCGGATTCGACCAATTCGGCCAGCGCGTATTCGGTCAGGCCCGTGTGCGTGCTAATCTTGACGCACTGCTTTTCATCGTACCACCATTTCAGGATACCGTTGCGCAGCAAGAGCGCGTCGTGGATAGCGTCATAAATGGCATCACGTGCGTTGCTTTCCGGAACAACCACATAATTCATGTAGTCGCTCGACTGCTTCGCGCCGCCTTCGTCACCCTCGCCGACCGGCAGGAATTCAACAACCTCGTCGGCGCTTAGAATGGTGCGCATGATCGACGGCAGCACCTTCTTGATGTTTGCCCGCACGTCGCGGGTTGTCATGCTTGAGCGGCCCGCGTCAGACGGCGTGTCCTTCATGGTGCCTTGGTAGTATTCGATCGCGCGCAGGCGGTCCTTTGAAAGATCCTCTGCATGGCGTTCGGATTGGTCTACCATGTCGGCGATGATTGAAACGCTGTCGGTCATCAAACTACCTTTCGACGCTTGAACGTCGTTTCTCGCTGTTTGCCCTGCGGCATTTCATAAGCAACCGCGACCAGCCCGAAGGCGTCGGCACCGTGGCTTGCCCAATCGTGGTTCGGCCCAAGGCCAATGCCGCGCGCTTCGTCGCGTTTCTCGTGATACCAGCCGATTGCGTCTAATCCCGCCTCGACCTTGCTTGCGTTGAACCACATGGACGGGAATAAGCGCCGCGCGGCTTCG